TCAACTTCTTGTAAAAAATAAACTTGTGATGTTGGTGTTAGTCCTGTAAGACCAGTTGCTAAAGTATAAGTGTTAGTTGTAGAATCTGAACTTGATTCTTGAACTTTTACTGTTAGTGTCGTTGTATCAACACTATCATTTGGTATAATAAATCTTTGCTCTATATCAGATGTGCTTACTGTATATTTAAAATTTAAAAATGATCCCTCTTGTATTTCTAAATCACTAAATTTATAAACACCATCAACTGGTGTAATTGTTACGTCTGCTTTATTTACAAAAGAAAAAGATTGATCATTTACAGTTGTTGTAAATCTAGTTCCAGCAGTCATTGTAAGTGAAGCACCAGAGGCATTATTTACTACAACATCAATGGTTGCCGTTGAAGCAACTGAACTTGTAGGAGTATAACCAACTGCTTTTGCTTTTGAAACTACGCTTGATCTTAAATCAGCACTATCTAAAAACATTTCGTTTGCTAACATATTAGCGTTATAGCCAAGATAGTGTGTGTTGTATGCTAAAACATCAAGTAAAACTGACATACCCGATCCTTCAAAATCATAATCTCTAAACTCATCTTGTTGTCCTAAAAAAGTTTTCAAGTTTGCTTTTACTTGATCAAAGTCTAAAGTTGATATATCTAATTTACTTGCCATTTTATCTTAGTCTTTCTAATAGTTGTTCTACTACAACTGGTTCTGGTGAGTTGATCACTTGAAAATTTATTGTTACAGCATAAGCATTTCTATCAAATAAAGGTAATGTTCTTACTTGTATAAGTCTTGCTCGAGGCTCATAGTTTTGTATTAATTGCTCTATTTGTTTGCTTATCAAAGCATTCATTTGAGGTGTCATATTTTCAAATAACATCGCTCTCAAATTAGAACCTATTTCAGGGTGAAAAGGTTTCTCATAATGATTTAAATTTATAAGATTACGAACTGATCTTTTTACTGCTTCAATATCAGTAAGTTTCTGAATATCTTTCGTAGCAGAATTTTGCTGAAAATCCAAGTTTAGGTCTTGATAAATTCTAGCACTTCTTTGACTTTGATTTGTTTGTGTTGAATCGTAAATCGCCATTTAGTAATCTCTCTCTTGTATATTTATACTGTTATCCACTAGTGTTAATATTTACATTACCTGAACCATTTGCTCTTGTATGTTGAACACAAGTGTCAGCATTACTAACATGGTTCACAGGTGTGCCACCAACTAATACACCACTAAATCCATTTGCTGTTTTGATACCTGTATGTAGAACAGGATGATCAGCAACAGGATCACCATTTACCGTGATAGATTTGCCGTTCACTTTTACATTACGACTTGACGTAACAGCAGCACCTGCAGTATTAGTGTCACCACTTCTTACAACTGCTGGCATTACTTTTTCTTTTTAGTAATTTTCTTTTTCTTCTTTTTCTTTTTGATGATTGGTGCCTTTTTCTTTTTAGGCTCTTGCTTAGTTTTTTTACCAAGACCCAACATCGCTAAAATATTCCATGCCATATTAATTTACCTTTTTCTTTTTCTTTGCCTTTCTAGGCGGTTTAGTTGCTTTGAAAGTGTTAGGTTGATCAGGTGTTTTTGTCATACCTTCTGGTGGTAAAACTTTACCTTCGTCAATTAGTTTTTGTCTGTTCTCTACGTGCTTGTCTGCTATCAAATCTTTGTTGCCACCATTGTAAGCAACAGCGTGACCTTCAGCCATTAATTTAGATGTTAGAGTATCACCATCACCTAATCTAAAATCACCAAGAATACGACCAAACTTGCCTCTCATTTCTTCGTTGCCATCACCTTTGACTTTTGAAATCAAAGTAGAGTCAGCACCTAATAAATGTTGCACTCTTTCTTTTGCTGCCATGCCGAAAATCTTTTCAACATCATCGCTTGTTCTGGATTCTGGAGTATCAATGCCAATAATTCTTACTCTTTCATCATTGAGCCAGATACCGAATCCTAAATCTATGTCAATATCAACGGTATCACCGTCAACGACTTTTCTAATTTTGCATTTGTACTCGTACATACCTTTTTCCTTTAATAAACTTAATAAAACTATTTATAAGTGCTTTACAAATCGTTAAAAATATAGTATAATCAAAAGTATTATGAAAAATTTAGACAATGACCAACTTATTATGCTTGAAATACAAGCCGAACTCTTTGACCTCTTAACTAAACACGCCGATTCTATGTCCCAGGCAGTTGCAATCACTTTTAAAACAGTTGTGGACTGTTATGTGGCACAATTTGGGCGTGATGGCGCCGAAAATATGTTAAAAACTGCAATCGAATCAATAAAAGACGGCAAACATGACTTAGATCCTGCGATCATACCGCAAAATCTCTTAAATTAGAACAAAATAAGAACAAAAGTGTTGTATTTTTGCAACAAATTCAAAAAAATGCCCGATTTTTTGATTTTTCGCCCGATTTTTCTTGCAATTATACCGTTTTTAGTGTATAGTCAACGTATGATTAGAACAAAAAACGTAAAAAAAGACCTATTAAGATTTAGGCATGACGAACTAGACGGTCAAGATTATGAGACCGCAGCAAACTTAATCGGTGGCAATCAATTTATTGCCGCTGCTAACTTTATTGATGGATTAGATACTGCACCTCGTGAGCATATGATTACATTAATCTATAAAAACAAAAAATTATGGAACGAAATGTGGTATTTTGATCATAATGGTTATTTCTGCACTAGAGAAACCGTATGTTCATCTTTTAAACCCCTAACAGAAAGGAATATATAATGGGTAAAGTGAAACAATGGGCGATGGATAACGCTGAGAAATTTTTATCTAACCTTGAGAGTCAAATAGAATCAGGCGCTCAAACTGTGCAATCTGCACTACTACTTTGTGAGTGTGCTGATATTGCTTGGGACCTTATAGGTTTCAATCATATGAGTGAGGTAGAAGAATACCTCGAAGATGTGAAAAGAAAGGCCTTACATGATAATTAAAATAGGCGACAACGTATCTGTAAACCTTAGAAGAAAGATTTTACCTAGAGAAGGTAGAATTACAGGTATACAAATATCATCTACTGGTGAGTTTGGATTAAATGAATATCAAGTAGGTGAATACAACACGGACTGTAATTATACAGGTTCGATAGATTATGAAACCGAGAACGGTGACCAATATTGGGCATACTTCTCACAAATTGAAAAGGATATATAATGTTACCAGAAGAAAATTTTATTTCAAGTATTATTACACAAGCCATCGAAGATGCTTCTTATACAGGCACTAGTAGAAAATATTTAAAACATAAACAAGCAGCGATTGATTGGTTTATGAACAATGATCCTCAGTTTATACAATACTGTAAAATACTTGGTATTGATTCAAATACAATTCGAAACAAAATAGTGAAACACGTTCCTATGACAACAACTAAAAAACAGAAAGAAGTAAATGCCAGATTATAAATTTAAAGAAAACGATATACTAAATGAAGTCATGGATTACATTGACAAAACTTATAGATCACATTATGCCAACGGTGTGAAAAAACAAGCAACTGAAATCATCATTGATCAAGGTCATGGTACAGGTTTCTGTATGGGCAATATTTTAAAATATGCTCAACGTTATGGCAAGAAAGAAGGTAAGAATAAACACGACCTTTTTAAAGTTATACATTATGCTGTAATACAACTATCACAAGATCACTACGATACCTCTGGGAGCTAGCTTAGCTGGTTTCTGAAGGACGCACACCCATACTTATACAATCAAAGAATTATAGATGTAGTGTATTTTTGCCTTGAAATATACTATGTAAAAATTGCATAGAAACGTTGCAATCTTAATGTGTTAAACACATACTCTTTCATACTAAATATTTGTATAGAATGAAAGGAAAAATGAATCAATGGTACGCTTCTTGCAAAGTATCGTTGAAGCACTCCGCTTTCCTACTTTCCATCATAACAATCATTTTGATCATGTGGATCCAAATCTGGTACGTTATTTCAGGACAGAGTATGGTCGGAACTGGAAGGTTGCTCTCAGCGAACACTTATATTACAAATCAAAAGTTTAAAGAATAAAAAAAGGGACCTTACGGTCCCTTTCTTGGGCTGGAAATGCCCTAGATTAAAATGTAAATTTACTGCCGATAGACCAAGAGGTAGTATCAGATCCAGAATCTAAATCTTTCATTTCACCTTCAGCATAAACACTTAACGAATCATTGAGATTGTGTGAAGCGCCTGCTGTATATGAAACACCTGTACCTTCTTTGTCACCATAACCAACACTAAAGATAGAATAACTTGCTGTTAGTTCTAATCCATACTTGTCAGTTGCAGCGTCATAAATTGTATATGATGAACTCATTGTAAGAGGTCCTAGATCAGTAGAACCTGCAACACCCCAATAAGATATATCGCTATTGACATCATCAGCATATCCTACTGATACATCGCTACC